ATGAGAAGGACATCGATGGAATCGCCGGTGCCTTGAAGGCCTATAACGAAGCGGGCAAAGGTCGGGACCGTGCGGAGCTGGCCTTCATCAAGCATCAGCAGGTAACGGAGGTGCTGGTCGATCGGGAAACTATCACGGCCATGTTCAACAGACGCATCACGATGTTCAGGGATCACTTGCTCTCCCTTCCCGACGCCATGTCCCTGCGCTGCAACCCAAAAGATCCACAGGGGGCCGCTGAGGCCCTTCAGGAATGGGTGGAGCGCACGCTCCGAGTCGTCGCTGAATCATAATTCATCACAATTCTGGATATGATCGCAATGCTGGCAGAAGAAAACGCGCAAAAAGCAGCATGGATGCCCCCGGCACGCCTTACGGTTCAGGAATGGGCGGAGCGGAATCTCTCCCTCAGCTCCCGATCCAGTTCTTCTCCCGGACGGTATAGCACCGCATTGACTCCCTACGTCCGCGAGCCCCTGAACAAGACCGGAGAGCTCGGCGTAAAGTCGGTCACCCTCTGCTGGGCCGCCCAGACATCGAAGACCACGACCATGCTGGCAGCCTTGGCCTACCGGATCGCCTGCAAGCCGACTCCAGCGCTCTGGGCCATGCCTTCGGAAATGCTAGCCCGGTCCTTCAGCCGGGATCGATTGCAGCCCTTAATCGACGATTGCGCCGCACTCACTGCTGAGAAGCCCACCGATCCGGATCGATTCCAGACCCTTTCGATGTCGATGGCCAAGATGAACCTCGATCTGGTCGGCGCCGGAAGCGCAAGCGCCCTGGCATCGAGGTCGTGTGGATTGGTCGTGGCCGATGAGATCGACAAGTTCCCCGAAGAAAGCAAACGGGAGGCCGGTGCGCTGCGGTTGGTCGAGCTCCGCACGCGGAATTTTCCTCAAGGCATGGTCCTCAAGACCTCCACCCCCACGCTCGACACCGGCGCGATCTGGCAGGAGTGGCTCCTCGGGGACCAGCGGCACTACCTGGTGGCGTGCCCGGCTTGCAATCATCAGCAAAAATTGGAATGGGAGGCTGTCCGGTGGGATCAGGAAGCACGATTGGAAGAAGGATGGGATTTCCGCAAAGTCGCGGCCACCACGCATTTGATCTGCGGGGCCTGCGCTGGTCGGATCGAAGAACACCAAAGGACCATCCTCCTGAGAAGCGGCAAATGGGTCGCCACCAACCACGACGCGCCCCGGGGGGTTCACAGTTATCATCTCAATGCCCTTTATTCCCCGTGGGTCTCCTGGGGAGAGCTTGCCGTGGATTTCCTCCGGGAGAAAGAGAGCCCCGGAGGCCTCCGGAGTTTTATCAACAGCACCTTGGCCCAGCCTTGGATCCCATCGGCCGCGACCATCAAGAGCGGAGAGGTCGAAAGCGTTGTAAAAGCCTCTCCCGATTATGCTCTCGGCATGTGTCCGGTCGAGGATCCTGCGGTGCTCATCATGTCGGTCGACGTGCAGCAGACCGAACTCTGGTGGGTCGTGCGGGCGTTGGACAAGTCGGGATCCAGTTACCTGATCGACTACGGCTCGGCGATTGGCTGGGAGAGCATCCGATCGATCTACCTTCAGAGCTACCCGACCCCCGCGGATGGCAAGGTCTTTTGTTCCTTTGGCATCGTCGATTCAGGTTATGCAGCACGCTCGGCAGCAGGCGTCTACGATTTCGTGGCCGGTTGGCCTCGATCATGGGCCGCTTACAAGGGACGCACGGTTTCCCAAGGCATGCGCCAGCCGGTTGTCTTTCAAGAGATCATGTCCCGCGAAAAGCTCATCCCTCTTTACCAAGGGGATGATGACCTTTGGAAAGAACGACTTTACCTTCAGTCTATTCAGAAGCGAGAAGCCCAATGGTATCTTCCCCGCGACATCCGCCGGGATTATATTACGCAGCTCACCGGGGAGCGCTTGGTCGAGCGGAAGGGCCCTCGGGGAGCCCTTGGACTCGAGTGGCGGACCGTTGGGGCCAATCACCTCGGGGACTGCGAGAAGATGTGGCTGATCGCCGCTTCGGAGTGGCAACGCATGAACCTCCCCGAATATAGCGAGCCAGAGATTCCTTCGCTTCCTGTTTCGGATGCCATTGATTAAATCCTCTTCCCCCCGCCGGACACAGGCTGAGATGGAGCGGGTCGTGCGCGAGTTGAAGAAGGCGCATGATTCTTATCCTGGATCTTTGGATCAGGAAGCCGATCAAGTCTGGATCGCCTCGCTCCTCCATCAACTCAATGCCCGGGTCCTCGATCCCGATGAGCACCGCCGCATTTCCCATGACAATCAGAGCTTTGGGAAGCTATGAATTTCCCCCCCATTCCACAACCATCCCGCGCTTTGGTAATCGCCCGATATTGGGAAGACGTGAACTGGGTCTACCGGGTCAAAGATTGGGATCTCTTTCTCTACAACAAGGGAGAGCTCATGGTCGGCTTAGATTCGATCCCTTTGCCGAATGTCGGCCGCGAAGCCGGAACTTATCTGCACCATATCGTCGAGCATTACGACCGATTGGCCGATCAGACCGCCTTTGTCCAAGGACATCCTTTCGATCACAATCCAAGCCTCCTCGAGGAGTTGCACGGGTTTTCAGGATCGGGATCGTTTTTTGTTTTCAACAATCATGGCCACCCGCTAACCGAGCGGGGGCTTCTTCGATGTGACCTTACCGGTGGACCCGATCACAAGGGACTCCCTTTAAGGGAGTTTGCATGGCGAAACGGGCTGCCTATTTTTTCCGATCATCTTCTCTTTACCCCCGGGGCTCAGTTTATCGTTTCACGAGAGAGGATCCGGAAACGACCTCATGTTTTTTACAAAGAGCTGCTGAAAGATTCGACCGACCCGCTGGCCGGTTATCTTTTGGAAAGGTTGTGGCCACTGATTTTTGGTCCTGTTGACGCGGCTCCCTTCGCGTGACCCGTGCCCTTCTATTTTCCAAAGCCTTCACCCAGAAGGAACTTCTGGGGATCAAAAGTGATTGCGTCGAACGCATCATCTCGGGAACCGGTCAGAGCGCCTTTGTAGCCTCTTCGAGCGCCGGTGGCCGGTCGGCCTCCATGCTTCAGAACTATTCCTCAGAGGATCTGCTGGAGATCGTCATCGAGGCCATCGACATCCTGGCTGGGAACTCTTCCGGCATGGGAGTCACCTACATCAACTTCGGCGGCACTTACTAAGTTATGAATATCGGAGCCTATATCGGACGCATGGTCGATGCCCTCGGGTGGAGACCTCAAGAGAGACAACTTGTCTGGGCGCATGCCAGCGATTCACGGGCAGACATCGGCGACATCGACCGGATGCGGTTGGTGGCGCTTTCCCGCAAATGCTACCTGAACAACGCGATTGTGAAGGGATCGATCACCGATCTGGCCCGTTACTCGGTCGGCAGTGGGATCAAAGCGTTGCCTCAATCGGGAGACGCAGTTTGGGATGCGACGGCCAAGGAATGGTGGGAGAATTGGGGCCATTATCCGGAAGTCACTGGACGTTATGATTTTGCCACACTCCAGTTGCTCATCTCGGAATGTATCGACCGTGACGGTGAGGTTTTCATCATCCTCACCAAGACCAAAGATGGAACTGGTGCGGCTCTTCAAGTCATCGAAGGCCACCGCGTCCAAACTCCTCCCGACAAAGCGGACAACAAAAATGTTTTTGACGGCGTGGAAATGGACAAGCTGAACCGTCCGAAAGCCTATTTTATCCTGGCAGCCGAAGAGAGCTTCACCCGGGTCCCTGCGGAAGACATGATTCACATTTTTGAGCCCGAGCGTCCCGATCAGGTGAGGGGATACCCAAGGATCTCGGTTTCTCTCAATCAGTGCCTCGATCGTGATGAGCTTCTCCGGCTCGAGATGCAAGCGACCAAAGCCGCCAGCACGATTTCTTTGGTGGCGACTTCCAAGAGTGGAGGCACCTCCGGGATCTTCGGCCCGCTGACGAGCAACGAGACCGTGGACAATAAAACCATGGAGACCGTCTGGGGTGGGGGAGCGATCCTCCGGATGCGGAGCGATCAGGACATCAAGAGCTTCCAGTTGAACCGGCCCAATGCCGACCTGAATGCCCACCTCGAGCAGTATATCCGCTCCGTGGCCTTGGGATTGGGCCTTCCCTACGAGTTTGTTTGGGACAGCAGCAAGGTCTCGGGGGCGAATACGCGCTTGATCACGGCCAAGGCCGCCCGACGTTTTGAACAGAGACAGAATCTGCTGATTGCCCAGGCTCTTCGGAGAATCTGGAGGTATGCAGCCGCGGTCGCTATCAAGAATGGAGACCTCCCCTCGACGGAGAAATGGCATAAAGTCTCTTGGATCGCTCCACGATCCATCACCGTGGACCATGGCCGTGAGGCACAGAGTGACATCGCCTTGGTCGAGGCGGGACTCATGTCCCGTGCGGAATATTTTGCCAGTTATGGTCAGGACTGGCAGGAACAGGTGGCCCAGATTGCCAAAGAGCGCTCCGCTTTGGGTCCCTTGGTTCCGGAAGCCTTGCCGATTCAGTTGCCAAGCCCGCTTCCTCCGGTGGCCTCGGGAAGTGTCGTCGGGATGCCTCCGCCATAAAAGTATAAAGGTTGATCAGAAACCCCGTTGACGATCCCGGTCAGGGATGAAGTTCAAAGGTATCTCCGCCATCACCGCAGGCCCAGCACTTGGGCACGATTGCATCATCGATGCGGTCACGCTCGAGCAAGTCTGCCAGCTTGGGAATGCATCTTCCCCGGTCAAAGTCTTTCCGGATCACGACGAGTCGGTCAGCGATCTCATCGGAGCCATGACAAATTTCCGGATCGAGGGAGAGCAGGTCAAGTGCGACCTCGAGCTCATCGGAGAGCACCCGATGGCAAATTACTATGGCAAGATTTTGTCGATCTTCCCCGAGGCCTTGGGATTTTCGATTGCATGGATCGGGAGCGTCATCGAGGAAGCCGGTCAGCAGGTCGCCCGATTGGTCGAGCTCACCAGCGTCGATCTGGTGAGCCAGCCAGCGGCCAACCCATCAGGCCTCTATTCCACCGGGGAGAAAATCGCCCGCAAACTCAAGAGCGCTGCCAAGAAATCTCCAAAAATGGAACCCGCTGCGCCCGCAGATTCCGATCCGGCATCCGCTCCCGCGATTGAGCTGAAACCCTCCAGTTCCATCCCGACGGACTCCCTTCCGGTTGACAGTCGCAAATCTACCATCATGGCAAACCCATCCGTTCCCACCACCAGCGCCCCTTCCTCCTCGGAAGAGGCCCTCGCCGCTGACCCGATCCAGACAGCCCTGGCACCGATCAGCGCTGCAATTCAATCCCTGAGCGACAAGCTCGATGCTTTTATCGCAGCCGACGCCGAGCAAGACGCCGAGGGAATGGATACCGGCAGGCCCAACAATGACCAAAAGAACAAGGCCACCGGCATGGATGATGGAAGCGACGATTCAGAAATGAGCGCCAAGCTTTCGGCTAAAATCAAGGAACTGGAAACCAAGTTTTCGGTGCTCGAGAGCGCTGGAGCCGGATCTGCCCCGGTGGAGAGCCCCCGCGAGGAGATCACCGATGAGAACATCGTCGCCAAGTATGAGGCCCTCACAAGCCCCGTTGAGAAAGTCTCCTTTGCTAAGACGCATCACACAGCCCTGCGTGCTGCCCTCTCCAAGAAATCATCCTGAACATCTTCCTCCTTTAGTCCACCCACCTCACCACTCCACCCAAAACTAACACCCACCAATCATGAGCGTCGCACTTACAGCCCTTAACGATAACCTCATCTCGCAACTTGCGCTTCAGGCGCTGGTTTCGACGATGGCCCCGCTGAAGAATTTCAGCACCTCCTACACCGCCGACGCAGCTCGTCGCGGCACCGTCATCAGCGTTCCGATCGTTGCCAACATCGTGGCAACCAGCGCTTATCCCAACTATGAGAGCGCCGATCAAGGCAGCGCTTCCAGCGCCTTGGTTTCCCTCTCTTCCTATGCGAAGAGCACCGTCGGGGTCACCGATCAGCAATTCATGGGGTCCAGCTTTGTGGACGTCGAGAAGTTCGCTTTCCAGCAGGGCAAGGCAGTGGCCAAGTATGTCTTCCAGGACGTCTGCTCACTCTTCACCGCCACAACCGGCAACTTCGTGACGACCACGGCGACCGCCGGATCGTTCAACATCACGGCAGTCCGTGGTGCCCGTGCGACCCTTGCCAAGAATGGCGTGGACATCAGCGCCTGCTCGATGCTGGTCAATCCGGACGCGTTCTCGAACCTCCTCTCCGACAGCACCAACTTGCTTGCCAACTTGGCCTTCGGTGGTGACGCGATCAAGAGCGGCAAGATCCCTCAGGTCTTGGGCCTTGAGACTCATGAGGTTTCGGCGATCCCTTCGACTAACAACCTGATTGGGTTCATCGCTCACCCGAGCGCTGCTGCCCTTGCGGTGCGTCCGCTGGTTCCTCAGGACTCCAGCTACTACATCGAAAGCCGCGTGGTTTCCGATGAGGTGACCGGGCTTGCAATTTCGTTCAGGCGTCACTATGCGCCCGCAAACGGGACCCATTGGTGCACGATCGAAGCGCTCTACGGTTACACCGCAGGCATCACCGGAGCCGGTATCCGTTTCGCTTCCTAAGCGAGATCTCATTTACCCTCCACCCTTAACAAAAAGGGGCTTCCAGAAATGGGAGCCCCTTTTTTATTGGGAAAGATCGATCCTGTAAAATTTCCGATTTTTGTTTTCTTGAAGGAATTTCTTTTGAAGGGAAAAAATCTTCACAGCACCCGTCATGGCACCGAAAAGCCATTCCTAGTCCATCGGGTGTTCGGAAAAACTGACCTACCGTATCCAAAGATCCAAATCGTGCTTCACAATAGTCGGTAACATTCCAGACGATTTTAGCGCTTAAGGTCACCATGGAAATTTATCATTTGCCATTAAGTTGACAACTCCTTTTGGGTGAATATGAGCACTGAAAAGACGGAACAGGTATCAGGATCACAGACTTCCCCAGCCGGTCCCCCGATCGCCCTTTGCGTGATTGCGGGGAATGTGGAGAACTATATCGAGCGATTCATCAAGAGCTTCCAGCAGCTCACGCCCCATATTTACATTGTCCGGGCGATCGGATCCCTGGAGCCGGATCTCACGTTGGCCCGCGCTCGGGTGCTGGGAGCTAAAGTTGGGATTTATGACAATGCGTTTGATCATGCCGATTGGCCCCATGTGGATGATTTTGGAGCCGCACGCAGGGCGGCTTTTAAGATGGCTAAAGACGATGGGCATGACTTCTTGATGTGGGCCGACACGGATGACGTCATCGATCTGGAGAGTGCCCAAGCCATTTGCGCCGCCGTCGATCAGGATGACTTCGATCTGCTGATCTGCCCCTATCGACTGACCAATAATTCCCTGACCCCTTACCGGGAACGGGTGGTCCGAGCTGGGATGGCCGATTGGGTCGATCCGATCCATGAGCATTTGGAACCAACCAGTCCGACGGCCCGCAGGAGACAACTTGCCGAAGGAGTCATCACGCATTTGCCCGCCGTCCACCGGGAGGACAATCCGGGCGAGCGGAACCGCCGGATCTTGGAAAGCCTTCCCCATAGTGAGGAGTCGCCCCGGGAGCCGCGTTGGAGCTTTTACCTCTGCCAAGAGTATGAAGTCGCGGGGGACCGGGCTGCCGCGATTTTGAGCGCTACCCAAGGGCTCCAAGGTTGGCTGAAGGACCGCACAAAGCTTCAAGCCTGCGAGGCCTACGAGCTTTATCTTTTGCTGGCCAAATGGTCGGAGGATCTGAATCAACGGGTCTTTCTTTATCGGGAAGCCTGGGCGCTCGAGCCCTGGCGTCGGGAGGCACTCTTTTGTCTGGCCACGCTTTTCACCGACATCGATCGGGGGGATGAGGCGATTGCCTTGGCACGCATGGCCATGGCCTTGCCGGTGCCCAAGATGATCCCATGGACACATCGCGGCAATCTGTATAACTGGCTGGGACTTCAAATCTACTGCTCGGCGCTTCGGATCTCCGGTGGAGAGGATGAGGCCATCCAGATCGAGGATGGGATCTTTAAGAAGGCCGGTGGGAAGATCACCGTGATCCACCCGGTGAGGGGCCGGATCGGGGAGTCGATTGCAAGGAGGCAGATGTATTTTGAGCGGGCCAAGGACCCTCAGAGCGTCGAATACATCTTTGCTTTTCCATCGGATGATGAAGAGGCCTGCCGACTTTTGAAAAGGTTCCACCATGTGCTCTCCCCAGCCGGGGCGATGGATCAGGTGGGTGGGACGTATGTCCAGAACATGAACGCGGCCTACGCGGTCGCCCAGGGCACGGTGATCGTGGGAGCTGCCGACGATGTGGAGCCCCCGATGTGGTGGGACGCTCAGATCCTCCAGCAGATCGGTCCGGTCGATCAGCCTGCGGTGCTTGGGGTGGGGGATGGCCACCGATCCGATCACCTCTTGGTGACCCATGTGTTCACCCGATCCCTTCCCTTAGAGCTAGGACTTCCGGAGGGGGAATATCTCTCCAGCGACTACCGTGGCCTTTTCTCGGATGCGGAATTTACCCACCGGGCGCTGGCCAAGGGATTGATCAAGCCCTCGACCATCACCTTTTTGCATCATCATCCCTTTTTTGTGGAGAAGGAGATGGACGAGACCTACCAGGTCATGAACAGCACCGAGGCAGCCGACTTTGGTAAAGAGGTCTTTCAACGACGTAATCCGGAGGTCCCGTTATGAGCCTTCAGGAGAAAATCAACGAAACCAAAAAAGAAATCACTGGGGAAAGAAAATCCCTTGGGAT